TCAAACGCACACTATGTAAAGATTGGCAATCTAGTTCATTTAAGTATTGATGTAACGGCTGACGCAACAGGCGGAACAAACTCGATAACAAACTTGCCTTTCGCTTCTGAAGGAACGGTAGGTACAGGCATTTATACATCAGGTGTGGATTGGGCTAGTGGTTATACATCGCCTACTTTTGTAGTGGCAGGGACAACAGGATACTTCAGAGTGGTAGGTGATAACGTAGGATTTACAACAATGGGAATTACTGCAAACGCAACTGTTCACATAGCAATTACCTATCAAACAGCCTAATTATCTTAAGTGGATTCTTAAGACGGACTAAAGGAGAAAGACAATGGCATTAACTAAAAGCGTAACAGCAGACAAAATAGAAGTGGTAACAACGCAAGACATAGACGGTAATGATGTTACTGTCGTTCAGGTCAGGAATGCTACTCGTGTACTCGAAGACGGTGCTGTGATTTCACAGTCGTATCACCGTCATGTAATTCAGTCAGGTGACGACTGGTCATCTGAACCTTCTAACGTGCAGGCTATCTGCAACGCAGTATTTGGAGACTAACAATGGCTACATGGAAAATTTCCAATCTTGAGAGAGACATAGCAACGGGCGGTGTAACCGTTGCACACTGGCGTGTTACTGAAGTAGACGGAGATTACACTGCCTCTGCATACGGCACCTGTGGCTTTACACCAGACCCTGATGCTTCTGACTTTGTTGCTTACGACAGTCTGACAGAGGCTACTGTATTGGGCTGGGTACAAGCTGAGGTAGATCAAGATGCTACTGAGGCGGCACTAACGGCTAACATCGAAGCACAGAAGAATCCTGTGTCTGCTGATGGTATGCCTTGGTAAAAACTTATGATTGATCCAGTAACAGCCATAGCTACAGCATCCAAAGCTTTTGCGATGACTAAGGCTATGGTTGAAGCTGGACGGTCTGCTGAAGACACACTAGGACAAGTAGCTAAATGGTACGGTGCAGCTAGTGACGTACTGTTTGATGAGTCTAGGAAGAGCAACCCTAATCCTTTTAAGAAGTTGGTGTTTGCTAAGTCTGCTGAAGCTGAGGCAATAGAAGCCTTTTCAAGAAAGAAGAAGATAGAAGCTCAACGCAAAGAACTACACAGTATCATAGGCATGGCTTATGGTAACCAAGGTTTGCAAGAGCTACGAGACATTAAGAAACAAGTAATAAAACAAAGGCAAGACGCTGTTTACCGACAGCATGAAATGAAGGAACAGATACTAACAACATTAGGTATTTTATCTGGTCTAAGCGTTATAATAATTTTAACAGTGTTTATCATAGGTGGTTTTAAATGACAAAAACAGAGGACTTATTAGCACGTTTAGAAGGCCATGAAAAAGAGTGTCTAGTGCGTTACGAGATGATTCAACGTCAGCTTGATGCAGCAGCTAAGGACATATCTGTTAACCGACAGGCTGTCTTTGCTCTCTACCCTTTTATTCTGGGTGCTATTGTTTTTGCTGAGTACATACGATGATACAAGCATTGATTGGACCTATTGTTAATCTTGTTGGTGGACACCTTCAACGTAAGTCTGAAGAAAAGAAGGCTGTCCATGAGCGTAAGATGGTAGCTATACAGCAGGACGCAAACTGGGAAAACATCCATGCAAACAACGCAGCTAACTCATGGAAAGACGAATGGTTTACTATTTTGTTTTCAGTCCCGTGTGTACTTGCGTTCTTTCCGTCTATGGTTCCTGTAGTAATGGACGGGTTTGCTGCGTTAGATTCTATGCCTGAGTGGTACAAAGGTTTTCTAGGCGCTGCTGTTGCAGCATCGTTTGGCCTACGTGGTCTGGCTAACTGGAAGAAATAATTATGGCTATTGGAATGTTTACGGGAGGAGGAAGAAGTCGAATACCCGATGCGCCTCCTTTGCCGGAAGAAGGTCCAAGAATCCAAATACCTGTAACAGCACCTGACTGGTTGACTCCGGGTGGTGGCACTGTGGTTATAACTAGTGGATATACGCCAAATATTCTTGATCTTTTTAAAGATTTAATTGGTGTTCAAGGCGTTCCAGAAGGAACTTCGCCGGAAGTTTTAGCGGCTCTAGAAGGTCGTTTAGACGGGGTTGACCAGTCTGCAATATCACAAATTGCTCAAGAAATTCTTGAAGCAGGTAGCTGGGAAGAATGGTTAGCACAACAAGACGAAACTGAAGAAGAAGAAGAAGTTGTTGACATTGGCGACGACGACACTACCGCAGGAGAAGATGAAGCAGAACGCATCAAGGATGAACAGGCTGCTGAACGTGAAAAAGACCAAGAAGCAGAAAGACGCAAGGACGCTGAAGCTGAACGCCGTAAAGACGAAAGAGCTGCAGAACTTGCTAAAGACAGAGAAGCCGCTGAGCGTCGTAAGGACGCAGAAGAAGCTGAGCGTCGTAAGGACGAGCAAGAGGCTGAAAGAGCTAAAGACGCTGCTGAAGCAGAAAGAGTAAAAGATGCGGAGGCAGAGCGTCGTAAGGACGCTGAAACAGCAGAACGTGCTAAAGACGCAGAACGTCGCAAAGATGAAGAAGAAGCAGAACGTGAGAAAGACGCTGCTGCAGAGGCTCGTAAAGACGCTGAGGTTGCTGAAAGAGAAAAAGATGAGGCTGCAGAAAGAGCTAAGGACGAAGCTGCAGAAGAAGCTAAAGACGAAGCCGCAGAAAAAGCTAAGGATGCTCAAGCTGCTGAAGATGCTAAGGATGCTGAACGTGCTAAAGACGCTGAAGCTGCGGAACGAAGAAAGGATGCTGAAGCTGAACGTCAAAAGGATGCAGAAACAGCCGAAAGAGAAAAGGATGCTGCTGCAGAACGTCAAAAGGACGCTGAGGTTGCTGAAAGAGAAAAGGATAGACAAGCTGCAGAAACTCGTAAGGACGCTGAAGCTGCTGAAAGAGAAAAAGACGAAGCTGCAGAACGTCAGAAGGACGCTGAGGCAGAACGTCAGAAGGACGCTGAGGCTGCAGAGCGTGAAAAAGATACTGAACGTGCTAAAGATGACCAAGCTGAAAGAGATGAAAAAGACGCTGAGACTGCTAAGGATGCTGAATCAGAAAAAGACGTTAAAGAAAGACAAGCGGCTGAAGAAGCTGCCGCAGAAGATTTAGAAAAAGAAGCTGAAGAGGACTTTAAAGACGTACAGGCTGAAGAAGAAGCTAAAGAAGCAGAAACCCAAGGTAAAGAAGCAGAGGCAGAAAAAGACTCTGAAGCCGAACGAGAAGAAAAAGAAGCAGAAAGAGACAAAGACGCTGAAAGAGTTAAAGACGACAGAGCCGCTGAAGACGCTAAGGACGCAGAAGCAGAAAGAGAGAAAGACGCAGAAACAGAAAAAGATGCTGAAAAAGCCAAAGATGATAAGGCTGCTGAAGAAGCTAAGGATGCTGAAGCAGAGCGTCAGAAGGATGCTGAGGAAGCTGAACGTCAGAAAGACGAAAGAGCTGCTGAAGAAGCTAAGGATGCTCAAGCAGAACAGGAAAAAGACGAAAGAGCTGCTGAAGAAGCTAAGGATGCTGAAGCAGAGCGTCAGAAAGATGCTGAAGCTGCTACCGCAGAAAAAGAAAAAGATGAAGCTGAGGCTGAGAGAGTTAAAGATGAAGAAGCTGCCGAAGTAGAAAAAGACGCTGAAATAGACAAAGATGCTGAAGTAGAAAAAGATGCTGAAGCAGATAAAGACATTGCAGCCGCTGAAGCTGCTGAAGCAGAAAAAGATGCTGAATCTGAGAAAGATGCAGAAGCAAACAAAGATGCTGAAGTAGAAAAAGATGCAGAACCTAGAAAGGACGCTGAGGCAGAAAAAGACGCTAGGGACGACGAAGTAACTGAGCCACCAAACCAAGTGCCAATAAATTACGAAGATTTTATTGACCAGTTTCCTGATGTCGATACGGAAGGTGAAGCTACTTGGACTGATCCTGAAACAGGGGACGTTTACGTAATAAACTATCCTCCTGATCTTGACACAACAGGGCCTGAAGGAGGTCCTGATGGTGGTGGCGGTGGTGGTTCTGTCGGAGACGAAGGAGACCCTACTGGAGACGATACTGTAGTGGATGATCCTTCTGGTGGTGATACTACAGAAGAAGACCCTATTGGTGATGACAGTGATCCTATAGAAGACGATGATTCACCAATAGGAATTCCTGATTTTTATGTAGTAAGAGGTGACGGAACGGTAGTAACTGTACTTGATCCAGACACGCCTCTTGATCCTTCTCGAATTCCTCCTTGGGTTGATACACAAACTCCCGGAACTTACCCCGAAAGCGGCCCTGTTCCTGATGATGACGTAACTGTGTACCCAGATCCCGGCACTGGAGACACCGGAGGAGGCGGCACTACCTTCCCGTTCCCCGGTAGTGGTGGTACCGGAGGCGGCGGTGGTACTGGAGGCGCTGGAGGCACTGGAGGCACTGGAGGCACTGGAGGCACTGGAGGCGGGGCCGGGACTGGAACAGGTACAGGTGACGGCTCAGGAGCAGGTACAGGCACTGGTACTGGTACTGGAGACGGAGACGGAGACGGAGACGGAGACGGAGACGGTGATGGAGGAGGTATGTTAACCGGAGGAGGAGGCACCTCTCAGGTGGCAGTACCTACAGGCGGTTTAATGTTACAACAAGCACAGCAAATTTTAGCGCCTAAAAAAGATTATATGGCTGCGCTTGACGGTTTACTTTCTGAATTTTTTAAATAAACGGACACCTAATTATTATGACGTATTTAAATCTAGTAAATAACGTGCTACGTCGTCTTCGTGAAGATGAAGTAACGTCCGTACAAGAAAGTACTTACAGTAAGATGGTAGGTGACTTTGTTAACGACGCAAAACGCATTGTGGAGGATTCTTGGGATTGGTCTGCGTTACGTACAACGCTAACTATTACAACAACTGCTGACGTTTTTAACTACGTACTAACTGGCAGCCAAAACAGAATTAAAGCATTGAATGTTATTAACGACACAGCTAATTTGTTTATGGAGTACAAGACAGCTACGTTCTTTGATGAGGCGTACTTGATCTCTGACCCACGTACCGGAGCACCTACGTACTATACGTACAACGGTGTTGACAGCAGTGGTGACACTCAGATAGACATTTACCCTACCCCAGAAAAATCGTACACCATTCGTTTTAACTGTGTCAAAAGAACAGCAGACTTGTCGGCAAATGACGACCAGCTAACAGTTCCTACTATGCCAGTGCTTCATTTGGCTGTTGCTTTGTTGGCTCGTGAGCGTGGAGAAACCGGAGGCACTTCTGCCCCTGAGTACTTTAACATTGCCAACCAGTACTTGTCTGACGCTATTGCTTTAGACGCTCAAAAGCATCCAGAAGAAGTAGTCTTCTACACGCCGTGAGGTAGCTATGGCTCAACAATTACAAAGCATTAATCTTGTAGCACCAGCGTTTAAAGGAATCAATACAGAAGATTCTCCTTTAGCTCAGGACCCTTCGTTTGCTGAAGTTGCAGACAACGCTGTAATTGATAAGCGTGGTCGTATTGCTGCACGTAAAGGTCATGACGCAGTTACTACTGACAAAACTGAGTTAGGCACGGCGACGATTAGGGCTATAAAAGAATTTAAAGACGACTCCGGCAACACCAAAGTATTCTCTGTAGGTAACAACAAGATACTTAGCGGAACAACTACATTGGCAGACGAAACTCCCGGTAGTTACGCTATTACCGCTGACAACTGGAAGATGGTCAACTTCAACGACAAGATCTACTTCTTTCAGCGTAGTTATGAACCACTTGTGTACGACAACGCAGGAGGCTCTGTAGTAACCCTGAGCAGTGTTTCTGGTGCAGCAGGTGTCACTAGTGCTATGTACGGTAACGAGGTGTTAGCAGCTTATGGACGCCTCTGGACAGCAGACTTTGGTGCTGATAAGTCTACTATCTACTGGTCTGATCTTTTGATTGGACATGATTGGTCTGGCGGTACTAGCGGCTCTATTGACATTTCTAAGGTGTGGCCTGACGGTCATGACGAGATTGTAGCACTGGCAGCACACAATGGTGCTTTGATTATCTTTGGTAAACACAGTATTGTTGTTTATGGTAACGCTGAAGCACCAGCAGAAATGGCTTTGTCAGATACCGTATCAGGAGTCGGTTGTGTTGACCGTGACACCGTACAGTACACAGGTTCTGACGTGCTCTTTTTGTCACACACGGGTTTAAAGAGCTTTGGTAGAACGGTACAAGAAAAGTCAATGCCTATTAGCAGTTTGTCCGACACTATTACTAAAGACATCATTGGTTTGTTACAGAATGAGACTTCGTTTTATCGGTCTGTTTATAGCCCTGAAGAAGGTTTTTACTTGTTGTCTTTTGTCGGTCAGAACGTAACGTATTGTTTTGACGTACGTGGCACATTAGAAAACGGTGCTTATCGTGCAACACGTTGGCCGGGGACAGGTTTTACGGCCTACACTAGACTAGAAAACGGTAAATTGTACATAGGCACTACAGAAGGTCTCAGCGAGTACACTGGTTATAGTGACAACGGAACCAAGTACCGTTTTAAGTACTACAGTCCGGGTTTGACATTTGGTGACCCGTCAATGCTAAAAAGAGTCAAAAAGATTAGACCAACTTTGGTAGGCGCTAACAGTGCTACAGTATTTCTAAAGTGGTCCTACGATTTTGATACATTCTATAGAACTGCAGAGTTTACTGTAGGAAACCAGCAACCTGCTTTTTATAATGAAAGTGAGTTTAACGTGGGTGAGTTTACCGGAGGTGAGCTTACGTCACGAAGAGCCGTCAACGCTACAGGTGGTGGTGGAGTTATCAACATAGGTTTGGAGGCAGATATTAATGGTTTTGCTTTGTCTCTTCAAGAAATTAACGTGTTAGTTTTAAAAGGTAAAGTACTATGAGCAACTATAGTAAAACTACTGACTTTGCCGCTAAGGACAGTCTACCTTCTGGAGACAGCGGTAAAATCATTAAGGGCGCTGAATTTGAAACAGAATTTGACGCCATATCTACAGCTATCGCTACTAAGGCAGACATAGCATCACCAACATTTACAGGGACAGTAACAATTCCTGCGTTGACGTTTACAGGCACTCTGTCGACAGGAACTATTGACGGAGGTACGTACTAATGTCCATTATTGACGATTTTTACGATTATATAACAAACCCAGATAATTTACCTACTATTGGAGGCGGCCTTGGCACAGCGGCGGGTGCTGCATTAGCTTACAAAGGCTACGAAGAATTAGGCGACATTGGTGAACGTGCTTATGGAGAGTTTGCAGGTCCTGATGGTCTTGCTGACAGAATAGGCGGAATGCTTGAGTTCCAGCCGTATACAGTAACATCAGCTACTGGCGGTCAGTTTGGAATGGCCCAAGATCCAACTACAGGTGAGATGCGGTACGGCCTTACAATGTCTCCTGAAGAACAAGAGTTTCAACGTCGTCGGTTTGAACAGTCAGGCGCATTTTTTGACCAAGCTGCAATGCCCGTAGCAGAGCGTGAGCAGCAGGTGTTTGACCGTATGATGACTGCTATGAGTCCTAGCCAAGAACGTGAGCGTTTAGCTCTTGAGCAGCGTTTGGCTGCACAGGGACGCTTAGGTACACAAACAGCTATGTTTGGTGGTACGCCAGAAGCACTAACGCTTGCTAAGGCTCAGGAAGAAGCACGTAACCAAGCAATGCTACAGGCTATGGAATTTGCAGGAACAGAGCAGCAACGACAGTCACAACTTGGGACAGGCATGTTAGGCGCTAGTTACGTACCTCAGGCACAACTCTTGAGTGCAATAACACCCGGAATGACTGCAGCAGAACAACGACGTGCTGCAATGTCGGAGCAAGCTAAGTCGTACGGAGAAACTTACGCTGCTGGTCTGAATGCACTATTATCAGCAGGTCTAGGACAAGCCAACATTGCTGGAGGCTTTGGCACAAGTCTTGCAGAAGCGGGTCTTGGCGGACTCTTTAGTTAAAAAGGAATATAATCATGGCTAGAATTTCAGAACAGTTACTGGCTGGTTTAGCAAAACCAACTATGGCACAGGGTATGTTTGACCTTGGTGCTGCCATTGGTGGTGTTCCGGGTCAGATGAA